ATAAGTCAAATCAGGAGGTGTATTTTCAAAATCACTTGCTGTGTATAATATTTGATTATATGATTGAACTTCTATTAGAGATTGGAACTCTGCATCAGGATAGAATCTTAGGTTAATATTATCACCACTAATTTCACCACCAAATGTTCCGATACCTGTTGTTGATCCTGCAGATACAAATGGATATTGAACAGTTAGAATATCATCAGCATCACGAATTGATACAACTTGATGAACTGCTGATGTTTCACCACAAGAAACTCTAACTAATGATTTAACACTACTATCAATTAACTTGTTTAGTGTTGCATATGTCATTGTACTTGCAGTTCCAGTAACATATCCAGACTCTAATCTGGCACTTCTTTCCGCACCAGCAGGTTGTCCAGAAACTGAGAACCTATAAGTTCCAATTCCAGTAGTTGTTGTTCCTAATCCTACAATATTTGCCCTTACATCAAGAGTATTAACTCTATCATTCTCACACTGTAACTTAATTAAATCATTTTCAAATCTTGCAGTAATTACACCAACAGCACTATTGCTTAATCCAGATTGTGTGTCAACATATGTTTCGGCAATAGTTGTGTCAACACCATCAAAATCAACAATAACTTCATTGTAATTAATTTCTTTAGTTACACTATCTTGAACAAAGATGGTTGCATATAATGAATTGAAATCTGTTTTAGGGAATTGTGCAATAGTTGTAGTTGTAAATCCAATTGTTGTGCTACCAATACCAGCATTTACACCAGTTAAATCAATACTCCCAATACCATTTGTACCAATACCTGTCAAATCTGTATTAAAATCAATTTTAAGAAGTTTTATGTCATGATCCTTAAGGAATACCTCTGTTGGTGTGAATAAAAGATTCTTTGTTCCAGTCGCTAATATTTCAGTATCAAAATTTCCTAACTTAACTGTTGTAAAATCAGTTGTTTTTTCAAGAATAAAAGCATTATTTTCAGTTGTTAAAGTAACTAATTCTGTAAATTGAGTGTCAAAAGTATCAGGGTCAACGATTTGCACAAGATAATTTGCAAAATCTTCAACTAATGGTTCGATAACAGTGTTAGTACTTTCAAACCCATCACTAGAGAAGTTTTCACTTATATCATCGTGTAGTAAAACTCTGTTTGTTTTACATCTTGTAAAGTCAGTTAATGTTCTATTTTGGAATGTTAAGAACTTAGATCCATTAATTCTTGTATCGTAATCTCTTGCAAAGTCAAAGTTGTTAATTGCATCTACTCTCTGTTTATCATTAAGTTCAAGAACATTACCAACATCTAATACAACTGTCTGATTAGATTCTCTAACTTCACCAACTCCAACTTGAAGATTTGATGTAATTGCAGTATCAGAAAAATTCTTAAGACCAGCAGGATGAACTAAACGATTTACTGGGTTTACAAATTTTTCCCATTCAATTGAACTTTTAACTGTGTAAGATAAATTTTGATAATAATCATTATCAGGTATAACTTGATAATCTTCATTTAATTTACCAATATCATCTAACCAACCATACTCCTGTCTGTTTGAAAAATCAGTTGTAAATTTGGCTTGATTATCTACAATACTTGTTATTTCTGCAGATACGTTACTTAATTCACCCTTAATTCTATCACCCTTTTTAATCTTATATTTTCCATCTATTTTGATATAATCATTTCTTACTTCAATAACTTTTAAGTCAGTGATTATATTACCAATAATTAGAGTTTCTTTTAATTCAAATACACCTCTAGATTGAACAGGTTCGATTACTGGATACTTCTTCTTATTAATTAAAGTTGCATAACCAGATTGGAAAGTTTTAGCAATACCAGGATTTGTTGTAACACCTGCTGTACTAAACTTTAATATACATTGTGTACCAGTAATATAATCATCAACATTAAAGAACTGATAGTTATAATTATCTGAGTTGTATCCACTTCCTTCAATAGTTGTATTAGTAGATATCCCCCCTTGTGTAGCACCGATTCCCGCTTCACCTACTCTTTGTATACCTTCAACATAAACTTCATCTCCAGTCGCAAATGGTTGAGTATCAAATCCATTAATTGGAGTTTCAAGGAAACAAGTTACAACTCCCGAATTACTAATTTGAACGGAATTGATTCCAACACCATTTGAATTATTAATTGAAATTATTTTGTGAACCACTGAATCTAACCCAGTAACAGGTGATAATACATCAACTCTGGATATTGTTTGGTTAGGTGTGAAAGGTTGCAGTGAAAGAGTATCAACAACAGTATTTGATACTGGGTTGAATACAATCAAATTAGGTGTGCTCATATAGTCGGCACCACCACTTACAATATTTACTGAATCAATAATATCAAGGTTATCAATATTGACAACAGGTGATATAAATGCTTCTGGACTTAAAGTTTTATCCGATGAATATTCATAACCAATATCAACTATTCTTATTTTTTTAATTCTACCAATAGAGTTTGAATTTGCAATTATATTCGCATCAGTTCCACTTGTACTCTTAACTGATTTAAATTGTGGTAGTTTCTTATAATTAAATCCTGGTGATATAATATTTAAATTTTTAATCCCACCATGTACAGATGTTGATTTAGTAGAGTATTCTAATTTTTCACAGTCATCAGATATGTAAGTTAAAAATTCTGGTATTTTTGGTGAAATATTAAAAGTATCTGCAGTTACATTAGATATCTTATATTCACCATTATACTTACTATCAATAAATCTGATTTCAGAATAATTAGATACTTCAGTATCAGCAGTGCTTATAAAACCACCTTTAGTTAACCCATAATATAATCTACCTGGTGAAGATGCAGAATATTGTACAGTTAAAGCAGCACCTATAGGATCAGTATTATTTGTTCCTATACCAATCGTACCACCAGTTCCAACATTAAATGTGCTAGAATCCTGTGAACTCAAATATTCGTTTGTAAGTTCTTTATCATAGAATAATTTGAAATCAAAGTTTAATAAAGTAGAACTTGTTAAACCAAAGTTTAATTTAGAATTTTTAACTACATCAATTCTTGGATTAATTGGTGCGATAGATTGATTATCTCCACCAGTATTTGCTGTAATATTTACAGTTCTAACTGGATTTGAATTGATATCTAGAATTGTTTCAGAAAGTTGGAATCTTCTACTACTTACTTTGTTAACAAAATATGTGCCTGTACTTAATCCAGTTGCAGAACCATCATAAAATACTTTATCGCCAGTTTCAAATCCATGACCGATTAAGTCTATTTGATTAGTTTCTACATCAGAAGCAGTGAATAATATTGGATTTATAAGTAATTTTTCAAATTCTTCATTATAATTTACAGATACAGGTGTTGTGGTTTCAATTCCAACATTAAGATTAGGAACTACATTTAGTTTTATAGTATCACCTTCAACTAAATTATGAGTTGTCGTATTTGCTGCAGATACATTAGTTGAAACTTTAGTATCAATTTTATCAATATTACCAGTTATCTGTTTTTTATTACTCTGGAAGAAATATAATCCTGAAGAAATACCTGAAGTTGAACCTTTACTGTAAAAATATAATCCCTCACTTGTACTTCCGATTCCAACTCTAGTAGTTAAAATTCCAATATTATCATTACCTTTATTAATAACATATACGTCAAGTGAATTTTCTCCAATGTGAGGTACTTTAAACTCAGTGACAAGAGGTGTTGTTCCTACATCAAATCTGTTTGCACCATTTCTCTTGTTTAAAGTTACCTTCTGACCTGTTTTAAATGGATGATTAGGAATATGAATAGTTCTTGTTGGAATTGATACTGTTTCTTTAATTTCTCCAATAATTCTTTCTACATCTATAGCCCCACCACTTGTTGTTCCAACTCCAACTGACTGAGGTCCATTAAAGTAAATTATGTCATTTACTTCCGATTCAAACTTAGTGGTTTTAACAGGAATTGATATTGAAGTATTTAAAACATCAACATTTGATCCAAGTGTATGGGCAATACCAGTATGTCTTTGTATTCTAATAACTTTTCTTAAATCATATACATTTAATACTCTTACTGTTTCTACATCTGTTACATTTCCAGAACCTATTGTTAGAGAACCACCAATTGAAACTGTATTAGGTATTTCAGTAACAAATATATCTTGAATTAACCCACCAGCAGCACCGACTGTCATAGTTTTTGCAAGTCCAATTCTATCAGTAGAAACACCAACATTGAATGAATCAGTTAAATTAACAATTGAACTACTTAAACCAGATATTGATACTGAAGTTTGATTATTTAATTCTATAAATGGTAAGAAACTTGCTTGAACTTCATTTGGACTTCTCCATTCAAAAACAGCACCTTCAAATGGAGTAATTGTTGTATCAATACGAGAAATTCCAATTCCAACTATTTCATCAACTGTTGCACGGAATCCAGAACCATTAGTTCCTTCATCATCAAATTCTGTTGTGTCACCAATCTTATATCCAGTGCCTCCATTTAAAATAGTAAATCCATCAACTCCACCCTTAGTTACAGATTCAATTTTAGATATTTGTCTTATCTTTTCATAAGACTCTGTTACAAAATCATTTCCAGCAAATTTCTCATCTACACTATATGGCAATGTATTTCTTCTAAGACCTGAATTATTAAAATCAAATTCTTGATTTAATAGTTGATTCTCTGCAATAAATGGTGAACGATATGTATTACCAATGAAATATGGATATTGTCCTTCTAATTTATTTGTGCCAGTGCCTAAACCAACAGTAGAGAAATATGCATAAACTCCATTCGGAAATTCGGGTGTTTTTCCAAATCTTCCATTATGAATATCTAAGTCTCCTGTTCCGTTATAAACGTGATCTTCAATAAAAAATCCTGCTGAATATCCAGGTGGACGATTTGTAACTCTGTTAATATCAGTTATATATGATGGGGTGATAATTTTTAAATCTGAGTTAATATTATCTGCATCTGAATATCCAAAAGGACCATATATTGGATTACCATCATATGCCCATCCAACGATTGGAGAGTGACCTATAATTTTATTAAATTCACCACTTCCAGTAACAGTAAATGTATTCTCAAAATTATTTGCAATATCTTGAGAATAACCTAGTATACTGAATCTTAAAGTATCCTCTTTCGTAGATAAAAATGAATCACCAAATCTATGTGTATTATTTAATGTCAATCTTCTTACTCTAGCAGCATAAACACCACTATCACCTCTTGAAAATGCTCTAACCTCTGTAGAAATACTACTATATCCAATACCTGCATTAGTAACTATTGCATCAATAACTTGTCCATTTTCAACTACTGGACGAACTACAGCACCTGCTCCAGAACCTGTTGATGTAACTTTAATTTCTGGACTTGAATTATATTCTCTACCTCTGTTTACAACTGCTACATCAGTAATTCTACCATTTACGATAATAGGTTTAAATTCTGCATATCTTCCATTTTCAATAGTTATTTTAGGAACTACTTCTTTATCAAGAATTGTGGAACCGTAGTTTGTTCCTTCTTCATAAAGATATCCACCAATTAGTTCACCTGTTACAACAGGAGTAATTGTAATGTTACCTGTAATTGTTGAACCAAAAGAAACATCAACATTAACCTTTATTTGAGGATAATTAAATATCTGAAATCCTTCACCTGAAGATGAGAAGTTGGCATACTTTCCTCTATTATAATCGGTGGATGAAGTTCCACCAATACCAGCATCTGCCAATTGAAATGTATCGTTAGTTAATTTCTTAATATAATAAGATGACGTTGTAGTTAATCCTTGTATTGGTGTAGTCTCTGCAGAATACTCTACAATCTCACCACTATTAAATCCATGATTTTTAAAAGTAATAACATTTAATGATGTTGATACACCAACGGGTTTTACTCTTAATTTACGATGTGTGTAACCAGAACCCTCTTCTAATACTTTAACTGCAACTAAAGTATTTTTATTTTCTGTTTTAAATTTATGAATACCACTTGCTGCAGTGTCAGTCGATAATCCAACAGTGTTAATACCTGCGGTACCAAATATTGCATCTACTCTAGTATTAAATATTCTGACTGTAGTAGGATTAACTGACCTTACAAAATATGGAGCACCATCGGATAAAGTACCAGAAACTTGGTTTAGTAAATCAAATGCAGTTCCAATACCAATTGGAGAATTTCCATTTGAACCATAATAAACAATCTGACCATCATCTAAATTGTGAGCAGTTTTAAATGTTATAGTTTCATTTACAATATCAACACCACCGTTAAAGAAAATATCTCTACTATCAAATTCTAACTCTCTGTTTCGAGTGCCCAATATGGGTTGTAGTAGACACCCACTTCCATTACCACCAGTAAGAGAGATACTTGTGACTGCATCAATATCAAATAATTGAGGGTCAACAAATACTTCTTTAACTGTACCCTGTATAATTGGTTCAACAGCAGCACCAACCCCTGTGCTTGTTTCAATACCAACGATTGGAGGATTTAACACATCATATCCATTTCCACCATTTAATAAGTCAACAGACTCAAGAGGACCATAATATATCTGATTATCTGAAATAGGTGAGCGAATCTGAACACCATTTATTAATATACCAATATCATTTGTAGGTATATCTTGATTTGAACTAACAAATAAGTTTTGAGATAGAGGAATCTTCCTTAATATCTTATCTGCTTCTAATACTCTACTTGAATGTTTTTGTAATACAAATCTATGAATATCACTTGTAGAGGTAGTTGGACCAACTTGAACTGTGCTTGCAGAACCAATTTGTGCTGTGGAATTAAATATTCTAATCTTTGTAATATCTTGACCTGGTTGAGGTATAACAGGATCTACAAAATAGGTTCTACCTGTATCTAATCCGATGAGACCTGCACCTTCTGGAAGATAAGTAACAGCATCACCTTGAATAAATTTTATATTTCTACCAATATTAAAATTGATAAAACTATATCGATCATTCAAAGGATTAAAACCATCTAGTCCAGAAGCGGTTCCACCTGTGAGAGTTTCTTCAACTATATTAGTTGTTATGTCATAACTTGGTAAAGAATTTGATGCAACATATCCATCAGCATTTCCATCAGTGTAAACACTTAAAGCATCTGCAATAACAGTATCATTACCTTGGGCAATAGTTACACCAGAGCTTGATGCCTTTTCAACTTTTCTACGAATATCATATAATTGATTTGCGTCTTGAGTAAATCCAGCAATGTTTGATACTGTTATCTGATTCAGTCCAGTATTAATACTGGCAATTATACCACTACCAGCGATAACCTGTTCGTTTCTCTTCAAGATATCAAACCTGTCACCAACTTTTAATGATGATTTATCAATTGCAGTTTTTAATGTGAAGGTTGAACTACCAATTGGTATATCAACTTGGAATCTTGAACTTGTATTATAAATCCAAGAATTGGCAAATATTTGTTTATAGTTAGCACTATCGTTTTCAATTTTTTCACCAATATTTTTGACAAAGAAGTTTTCACCTTCATTAATCAAACTTATATCAGTAATTGGAACTAATTCAGATAATACACCTGTAATTCTTAAATCAATTCTTTTCGATAAATCACCATTCTCATATCCAAAGATCGTTTCATTTGCTCTAATATTGTCTGCAGTACCTAAACCAACACTTACTCCACTACACCCAAAGAACTGATTTATTGATTTTGATGTATAATTGATTGAAGAATTTGCACCACTTACTACAGTTCCAGTAGTACCAAATCCTACAGTTGAATCTACACTGATAATTGAAGAACCAACAGATACTTGATCAAGAATCTTTGTATTACCAGGAACAGTAAATACACCTTCAATCAGGTCACGGTCACTAAATCCAACAAATAATGCAATTTTAAAGTAATTTTTACCATCTCTTTTAATTATTTCAACTTCAGATACTGAAGCACTTGTTGAAGTATCAGTTGATTTAAATATTGTTTGACCTGTTAAGTTCTGTGGTTCTCCAGTTGGTGTAATTAAATCTGCCACAACAACTTCACGACGTATAAATTCAGCATCAGATGGTTTAATCAAATTACCTTCTAAGTCTAATACTCTCGTTTCTACTCCATATAATACTTTAAATAAAATTCTTACCGATTCTTCAATACCTTTTGATTGATAAAATGAACGAGCAAACTTTACAAAATT